ATTTTGTGGGATACAGGGCAGCTCTTGCGATCAATCAACTATGAGGTGGTTTGATGTTACCCAACCTTAATAGTGCAGTTATGGCATGGGCAAAACCAACAAAGGTTTTCATTGTTGCCAAACGGCAGCAAGATTTCAAAACAGTTGAATCGTATTATGAAAAGACTGTCAGCATTTTTCGTGCAAGAGGATCTCGTACTCTTGAGATGACTCCAGATGGGCAGCGTAACGTGACAACTGAAAGATTATTTTGTGACAACAGCCTGATACTTAAAAATGATGACATTATAATCTTTGATTGCAAAGAAGGCGAAAAGTTCAGAGTCATTGACAACATCAATTACTCAGAGCATGGATTTTTAGAATACACAATAAAAAGCGATTATATATGACCTCTACTCCTCAAATAATTTGCGATATCATCCAACAGGGTATGGGGTTGGGTGATGACCAAATTTGGATTTATAATCAGCGCAAAACCGTAACGTATGACAAGCGATTGTATGTAACGGTAGGGGTGGTCACTATCAAGCCGTATGGGAATAATGTAAAATTCAATCACACCACACAAAAAGACGAAACCTCCCAATATGTACAAGAAACACTAACAATCAATGTTTTCTCGTACACCACAGAGGCTCTTGAAAGGTATCATGAGGTGATGGGATCACTGATATCTACATACAGCCAACAAAAGCAAGCACTCCTTGGTTTGCGCATTGCTCAAGTCCCAATTGCGATAAATGATGTGTCTGCCATTGAAGGCACAACTATTCTTTATCGGATAGCGATCACGTTGCCCGTACTTCGCAAATACGATAAACTGATTACAGCAGAATACTATGATACTTTTCAAGATGCAGATGTCTCTCTAACTCAATAATGAGGGTTTAAATATGAGTATGATCGATATTGTAAACGTAGTGAATATAAGCGTAATAACACCCCCAGCCGGGTTAGCTGCATATTCGATAAACAACCTTGTTTGTTTCACAAAAGAAACACCAGCGGTAGCCTTGACAGGTTCATTTGCAGCTTATGCAAGTGCCTCCGAAGTTGCGACACAATGGGGAACCGCTTCGGCTGTTCATGCAGCAGCAGTTGCCGTATTTTCTCAGTCTCCCAACATCCTGACAGGTGGTGGTTTATTCATCGTCATTCCGATGCTAACTGATGAAGTGTTGGAACAGGCGATCTCTCGTGCATCAGAGCTGATATACTTCGGTGGATGTGGTGCGGTTTATGAACTAGGGGTATCGGGGCCAACCGGATACACTGGCGCAACAGGAGCGAACCTCGAAGCTCTCAGGGCCGCTGCTGTTGCAGAGGCAGCTGGAAAACTTCTTTTCCTTACCGACGATGATGCAGCCTCATTGCAATCAGGCGGTTTGGCATATGAAGTTAAGGATCGTTCGCTGGATCATGCGAGGGTTCTTTATCACTCAGTGTCAGGACAGCTTGAACCTTTCAAGTGGGCATATGCTGGCCGTGGTATGAGCACTAACTTCTCTGCAATCAATGTTGCATCTACGATGCATCTCAAAAATCTTGCCGGGGTATCCTCTGATTCAGGCATGAACCAAACCCTGCTTAATGCAGCCAAGGCCGTTGGAGCCGATGTCTATGTTAATATTGCAGGTCAAGCTTGTGTCATGTCTTTTGGCGCAAATGAATTCTATGACGATGTCTACAACCTTGATTGGCTCGTCGGAGCCCTTGAAGTCGCAGGGTTCAATTACCTTCGGCAGACAGGAACAAAGATCCCACAAACGGAACAAGGCATGGATGGACTAAAAGCAGCATACCGTAGGGTGTGCTCGCAAGCTGTATCCAATGGTTTCATTGCCCCTGGCAGCTGGACAGGTAGCGATACTTTTGGAGATCCCGAGGATTTCAAGCGTAACATCACTGATTTCGGCTTTTACATTTATTCACAGCCAGTGGCTCTCCAGCCCGTCGCAGATCGTAACGCAAGAGAAGCACCTGTAGTTCAAATAGCGATCAAATTTGCTGGAGCAATTCACTCAACCGATGTCATTGTAAACGTCAATAAATAATCATAACCAATAGGGGTTCACATATGGGCACTTTTTCATTATTCGGCAGCGATACAATAAAAATCGGTGAAAGAATTCTTTCAGACTTTGGCAAAGGCGAAGTGGCAAAGATTTCCTTTCCAACAGAGCTTGCTACCGTAACGACAGGCAAGAATGGCAATGCTATTTATGTTCAAAACGCCTCTGGCTTTCAAGCTGAGCTCGAACTAAGAGTTATCAGAGGGAGTGGCGACGATAAGGCACTCCAAAGTCTCCTCACAGGATACCGTTCAAACCCAACGGGGTTTGTCCTTCAGAATGCAGAGCTAGCTAAAAAGATCGGTGATGGAACGGGCAAAGTCGCATCTGACGCCTATGTTCTCACTGGTGGAGTCCCAACAAAACAAGTTGAAGTCGTGTCGAATGTTGAGGGCGATGCTGAACAAGCAATCTCTGTCTACACGTGGGTATTTGCAACAAGTGACAGGGCTATAGCGTAATGAAGAAGATCACTTTGGAATCCGGCGCAATTCTCGATATCACCTTGCTTCCTTTCTGGGAAGCTTGGCAGGTGTCGAGGATTGTTTTAAAAGAAGTAAAGAAACTTGATTTTAGCGATTTTAACGGGATTGCTTTCGATGCATTGACAGAGACAGACATGCTTCGGCTTAAGACGCCTCTTTGTTCAGTTTTAGCAAGTGAAGAGCTTATTGAAGCGGCCAAGACATGTTTTAAAAAATGCACCTACAACGGCTTTAAAATCGACGTTGACACGTTTGAAAATGTAGAAGCTAGAAAAGATTTCATCATAGTTTGTTATCATGTCATTTGGGAGAATATCTCCCCTTTTTTCGAAAATCTAGTTTCTCTTTTCAAAGCGAAATAGTCGATAATTCTTGTCAAGAATCCCCTAAAATCGAAATTGCAATGGATACCCACACTTTCATGGTCATGGAGCTGGCAAGTGCTGGGTTTGGATCGCCTGAAGTATTGATGAATGAAAGGGTTGATTTAATATGCGATGCTTATGATTATCTGATCTTCAAGAATAAATACGAACATCAACTCTATTTGATGAGGTCCAAAAAATGAATATCGGTGAATTAATTTTTGCTCTCGGGTTCAAGTCTGTCGGGGGCAACGTTGTAAAGAATTTCCAAAAGAACCTTGATACGGTTGCAGGAGCCGAAGCAAAGGCAAATGAAGCACGTCAAGAAGGCATAAAGACTTCCACTGCAATGATGGGCAAGATGAGTCAACTTGGCCAGATACTCAACAGTGTAAAATTTCAAATCACTGCCACCGCTTCGGCACTCGTTTATTTCGTCAAAAGCGCCTCTAATGTTGCCGTGGAGATCGACAAAGTCCAAGCCCTCACCGGATTATCCACTGGCACCATTCAACGCTTGGGAGCCATGGCAGCCCAAACGGGAATGAATATAGGCGATTTGACGGGGGCAATTCAACATTTTCAACGGGAGTCGATTAACATCCAGCTCGGAAGAGGTGGGAATATCGGGACATATCAATTCTTAGGGATTGATCCCCATGAAGATCCCCTTAAGATCCTCGATCAGCTTTCGAAGAAGCTTAAAACCATGCCTGTGGCTCTTGGTACTACCATGGCAAGAGATCTCGGCCTGTCAGATGATTTGATCTACTTTCTTAAGAACGTTGATAACCTCGCCCCTACATCTGATGAGTTGATATTGAGCGACAAAGAGATTAAGAGGCTCAAACAGTTCAACTTCACGTTCAACAAGTTATTCGATCAATCGAAAAAGGTTTTGCAACAATTTGCAGTCGCCCTGGCTCCCATCGCTCAAGGAGTTCTTTTCTATTTCGAAAAGATGGGCAACATGTTTTCGGGTGTAGGGCAAAAGCTAGCTAAATTCTCAACGTCTATTCGTCCTCACCTACTCCCTCTTATCGTAATTGGTGCGGCCTTATTTGCAGCGTTCATGCCCGTTACAGCGGCCTTTATCGCCATTGCAGCGGTGTTAGAGGATCTTTGGACTTTCGTCAATGGTGGAGACTCATTATTCGGTAGGATGTTTAATTGGCTCACTGATATCAATGCAAGGCTGAAGGACTTGATCCATTTTTACATTCAACTTCGCAAACTCATGACCATTGGCAACTATGATGAATATTACGACAATATGGAAAAAGAGATGTTGCAGGGTGCAGAGGATTGGCTCAAAAACCGCAAAGAGGAACAGCAGTCACCCGAGGCAAAGGCAAGAGCGGATCAGCGCAAGGCAATGATTGATAAGCAGTTCAAGGATATCAATTTAAACCCGAGTTTGATGGACTCGATCAACACGCTTAAAAACAAAGTCCTTGCACCAATTATTTCCCCTCAAAAAACAGGGGGAGACAAAACCAGTGCTGTCAACAATATTAACATCAACATCAATGAGTCAAAAACGCCGGAGCAAACAGCCAATGCACTGCAAACAAAACTTAGTGACGCCTTTTGGCAACGGCAGGGAGGATTAGCCTAATGTCCATTTTAAATTCAATCAGCGGAGCAGCAAAGGCGATCAATATAGGAGGCTCAGCTCTGTCATTGATCGGCATGGGAACCTCTTTAATCCGCAATAAGGACCTAAAAAGAGGGATCGATGGTTTTTTGTTTGATGTCCCATTGACGGAAAACATCACTATGTCATCAAACATTACAAATCACTACATCGAAGATAACACCACACTCCAAGACCATGTTGCATTAAACCCGATCAGTATCACTCTCACAGGTAAGGTTGCAGAGCTTGTTTACACTAAGCAAGCTTCACTTTCTTTTCTTACTGCTGTTGCCGACCGATTAGCCCCCCTTGGAGTATTAAGCCCAGCGCAATCAGGGCAAGCACAAAAAGCAATCGCTTCCGCAAACCAAGCATTGTCGGCTATAACAAGTGCAAAAAAAGCTCTTAATTCATTATCGGACGTGTTTACCGACAATCCCTCTCTAAATAGACAACAAACAGCCTATTACAAATTTGAATCTTATTTTTTAGGAAGAGCGAGGCTTTCGGTTGAAACACCATGGAGGACATACACAGACATGGTGATTGAACAGTTTGCAGCGGATCAAGATCAGAACTCAACAGAAGAGACCACATTTACAATTACATTCAAACAGGTCAAGTTTGTTGAAACGAAGTCGAATGTGGGGACATTGAAAGGCCGCATTGCAGAGCAAGCAAGCAAGATACTTAATAAGGGTGTACAGACAGGCTCAAAAGATGAAAGTTTCGGTGTGTCTGCATTGAAGGGATTGGGAGTGGTTAAATGAGACAAATTACGACAATCAATGATTATCCCAAGCAATCATTTTTCATCACTATTGAAAATTATGAATCTGCTGAGGTTCTTTTAGAGTTTAAACCTTTGCAGCAAGGATGGTTTATAAATCTCACTTGGGGAACGGTAGGGATTAAACAGATGAGAGTTGTTGCTTCGCCTAACATTTTAGGACAGTTCTCCAATGTTTTGCCGTTTGGAATTGCGATATCAGGGGTAGACGATATTGATCCTTTTGCGATTGATGCATGGCTCACAGGGTGGAAGTTTTACGTTCTTGATCAAAATGATCTCGCTGAAGTAGAGGCATTATATGTCCAGTGAAACAACTCCAATTCTAAAATCAAATAGGGCGTTCATTATGAATGTTGAAGTTGGAGACAATGAGTTTTTAGAGATCAAGTCTCCTTTCTCCGTTGAATTTGAGATTGTTCGCAGCAATCTAGCAGATGCGAATACCGCAAACTTCACCATTTATAATCTTTCAAAAGATAACAGGGGAAAGATTTTTAAAGATGTTTATACGCCACAAATAAGGCGACAAATTGAATTCTTTGCAGGGTACTCTGAAAAGCCTACCGATCTTTTGCCAAGATGTTTCCGAGGTGAAATCAAAAGAGCATATTCCCAAAGGTCGGGATCAGACTTCAAAACAATAATTGAGTGCTTCGATGGTAGCATATCTTCTAACTCAAAAGTAGTACACGAAACAACTCCAGCAGGAACAACAAACCTTGCTCTTCTTACAAAGTTAACTTCATCGATGCAGGGAGTGGATACGGTCACTGTCGGGAGATCGCCTGACCTTGCCAATGTTGCAAAGAGAGCCACTTCAATTTTTGGCAACATCATTGATGTAGTGAAACAGCTATCAAATGACAAGTTTTACATTGATTCCGGCAATGCCTATATTTTAGATGACTCTGAGGTGGTGAACGGTGAATTACGCTTGATTGACTCTAATAATGGGATCATAGGCACACCGAGGAGAGGCGAACTTTACACTGAAATAGACATGATATTTGAGCCAAGGATAAAACCTTCACAGCTGCTTGAATTGAAAACCATCACCGAAGATCGCTTCAATGGTGTTTACAAGGTTACGGGCATTGTACACAGGGGGACAATATCCGCGACAGTTGGGGGATCTTGTATCACCACTTTGACACTGCAATACCAAAAAAATTATCGTGTCGTGTTTGATGTATCAAAGAATGAGTACAGAGCGGAGCAACAATGACAGTAAACACAATAGGGCCAAAGGCCGATCCCACTCTTAATTATCTTTTGGGTGACGTACAAAGGCAAACAGCATTATCGATAAATTGCGTACAAATCGGGACCATTGAAGATTACAATTCATCTAACAACACCGCAAAGGTTTCAATCAATTTCAAAGTGCTTCTTAAAAATGGTGATGAAGTCTCCTATCCTGTTCTTGAAGATTGCCCGGTGTTTGTCTTCTCGGGTGGGGACTCCTCACTGTCAATGCCTGTTGAAAAAGGCGATACATGTTTAGTTTTATTTAATGATAAAAACATGGATGATTGGTATTTGACGGGAAAGGTGAAGGCCCCAGCGGATAACCGTATTCACTCTATTGCAGATGGTATTGTGCTGGTTGGGATCAGATCCCTGGCTGATTTAAAGGTATACCCGAGCGTCCCAACTCTGGACGGTGGTTCAAAGAAGATCGCAATCAAAAATGATGATACTGATTTAAAAAGTCTTATGACAAGCCTCAATACTACGCTTTCTAGTTTGATTGATGAAATTAAAAAAATGAATAGTAAAAGTGCGGATATTATGACAGCTATAGCAGCAATAACGGTAACAGTCTCCGCAGCTCCAGGGACTTCAACAGTTCCACTTAATAAGGCAACTTTCGAATCAGCAAATGGGGCTTTCACTAATTTCAATACTGAATTAGATAGCATTAAAACAGACATTACAGAGCTTACTGAGGAGATAGAAAAACTTCTCGATGAAGGGGAAATAGTATGAGATTCAGGTCATTAGACGGTGGACGGGATTGGGTGTTTGGCAATGGTCGTCAGGCGTACGCAAATTTCAATCAAGCCATTGTATTAAACATCGAAACGACTATCAGAACATTTTTCGGGGAGTGCTTTTTCAACCCTGATATCGGCCAGCCTTGGTTTGACCTTATCACCTTGAGAGACAAGGCAGCTGTGGTTCTAATCCTCAAAGGGGCAATCTCTGAATTATATGGTGTTTTGGGTGTTAAAGAATTAGAATACTCCTATTCTGTAAATAGGGAATTAGAAATAATTTATGATATCAAAACGCTTTACGCAGATAGATTGAGAGGGACTATAAACATATGACAAACTACATTGATGAAACAGGTTTAGTCCTCGAAAGTTTGGCCGATATAGTAACAGACCTAGAAACGAGTTTTAAAGCGATTTATGGCGAAGATATCAATGTTGACGCCAATAGTCCTGATGGGCAAATGATAAACATATTTGCGCAAGCAAAAATTGACATGTTGGATCTCATCTCTCAAGTCTACAACTCATTTTCACCTACAAGCGCAATTGGCTCAACGCTTGACCAACGGTGTGCAATCAATGGTGTTGTGCGTAAAGCAGCTACAAGGACTACTGTGTATTTAGATATCACAACAGACCGTGTGGCATCTCTTCCCGGACTCGACACGGTAGGTTCAATCCCTTTCACGGTGTCTGATGGATCTGGAAACAAATTCAATTTAATCACCGCTACAACCACAATTAACGGTGTGAACTCTCTTTTATTTTCCGCAGAAGAAGCAGGTGCCGTTGAAGTCATTGACGATACCATTACAAACATCGAAACCGTGACATTAGGGGTTCTCACAGCCAATAACCCAAGTGGAGCGATTATCCAAGGCGCGAATGAGGAAACAGATGCACAGCTTAGATTTAGAAGG